ACATGGCCGAGACGCTTCATGGTTTCTCCTTACGCCGCCCTACGGACGACGAGTACGTTCCCGCGCCGCCTGAAGGCGCGGCAGTAGTTCACCCACCAACGGCCGGCGGAGTGCCAGCCGAGCCAGTTCAGAAAGACGACCGCCTGCGTTACCGGCCAGGCGAAAGCGGTGAAGACCAGCGGGTGCAAGTACCAGCGCCGCTTGACCACGACGTTGTTGACGAACAGCGCCTGCGCCTCGCGCCGCGCCGTCCGCCGGAACTTCTTGATGGTCGAGCCCCTCACTTCGCGGCCTTGCCCTTGCCCTTCTGCGCCTTCGACTTGGCGACCTCCTCGACCGCCTCGACCGAGGTCACCGTCTCGACCAGGGTCGCGCTCGGCACGAAGGGCGGGATCGGCACGTCGACGAGCGCGATGGGCGCCCCGTTGTGATCGACCTTGATCTCCGGCACGGCGATGGCGCCCACGTCGAGCGCCCAGGAGTAGCGCCCGCTGGCGACCATCTCCTTTGCGTCGACCGCGTGGCGCTGGCTGCGCTCGCCGGTCACGTTGTCCACGACTATGCAGGGGATGCGCTGCTTGCCAACCACTCGCGTCATGTTGTTCACGTCCATTGTCGTCCTCCTACTGCGGGTTCCTTGCGGCTAGTGGAAAGAGCCCCGGCGCCGTCTCCGACGCCGGGGGGAGCTGCTATGGGTGAGCGCGTCTGGCCTTCCGCGTCAGCGGGGGCTCAGGAACGCGCTGTAGTTGATGCCGGTGCCCACCGTGCCGGCGACGCGCGTGTAGAGACGCGCGTAGCGGTAGATGGTGTCCATGAACTCGTTGCGGACCGGCTGGATGATGCGGCCGGTGCCGGTGTCGGCGCTGCCTCCGGTGACGCTGGAGTCGCCGAGCTTGAGCGTGGTGGCGACGACGACGCCGGAGGCGAACGTCGCCGAGTCCGAGAGCTGCCACTCGATCTCGAACTTCTCGTTGCCGTCGGCGACCTCGACCGCGGTGAGGTCGACGACGAGGTTCGCCTCGAAGTACGACTCGCCGAGGTCGAGGATCTGGTCGGCGGCGTCGACCTGCGCCGCAGCCGAGGCAGCGACGAGGCCGGCGTCCTTCATCTCCAGCTCGGAGTCGAAAACGATGTTGCGGATCTGGGTCATGAGTTTTCTCCTGGTCCGTTCAGTTGGTGGTTAGCTTCGTCTGTCCGGTCAGGATCAGGCGACGACCGCGAGGTCGCCGATGCTCCACAGGCGAGCCGCAGCGCGGCCGTGGTAGCAGGCGAGCCCGGCGTAGTGCTCGACGCGGAGACGGAGGACGGGCTTGGTGTCCAGCTCGCCGAGATCACGGACGTCCATGTCGCCGTTCTGGATGCCGTTCAGGCGGCCAGAGGTGAACGAGACGCAGTAGATCGAGGTCGAGGTGGCCGTGCCGGAGCTGGACGCCTCGGTGAACGGGAGCGCCTCGGTCGAGCCGTTGTTGGTCGTGAGGATCGGCAGGTTGTTGTAGTTCATCACCGGGATGCCGAACTGGTCCTTGGTGTAGGTGATGTACCCGCCGACGGCGGTCGCGCGCGCGGCCGTGCTCAGGCGCCGGCGCATGGCCTTGTTCATGATGAGGTGGGTGGGGCTGTCCACGGCGTCGATCAGCTCGTCGAGCTTCGCCAGCGAGAGCGCGGAGCCGTTGGCGGTGCTGCCGGCGGCGATCTTCTGGCTGCCGGTGAGGCGCACCTGGAGGCCGTCGAACTCGCGCGGGTCGCTCGAGGAGTCGCCCTTGATGAGCTTCTGCGCCCAGGCGTCCGCGATGGCCTTGATCTTCATGGAGGTCTGCTGCGCGCGTGCGCCTGCGCCCTGGGTGGCGACGATGAACTTGTCGACGTCGATGTCGCCGTCGATGATGACCACGCCGTCCACCATCGGGTTCAGGATGCCGGTGCTCTCCGTGTACGACTCGTTGACGCCACGGAAGGCGACGCCGGGCAGAACGCCCTCCTGGGTGTACTTCACCGCGCCGCCCGGGATGCTCTCGAACGGCAGGGCGGCGAGGATCTCGCTCTGTCGGGCGAACATCTCGATGGTGGCCTGCCGGATGACGTCTCCGGAGTACTTCTTGCTTGCCTCGACGAGCGTCAAAGCCATGTGGAACCTCCTGCTGCGTTAGTTTGCCTTCGGAGCGGCGAAGGCGCGTGAGAGGCGCTCCTCGACGGGGAGGGTGGAGATGTCGACGCCGCTCGCGCCTCCAGCGTCCCCACCAGGTGCGTCCCCGCCGCTGACGTTCATCGGCTTCTTCCACTTCTTGTAGTTCGGGTGGCCGGTGACCACGACCTCCAGCGCCTCGTCGAAGTCGGCGAGCTTGCCGGGGTCCTTCTTGCTGTAGATCTTGTCCTTCTTGCCGGTGTCGCGGAACGCGACCACGGCGTCGCCGTCCACATCGAAGTGCGGGCCGAACATGGCCTCGATGGCGTCCGGCGTCAGGTAGAGCCCCTGCGCCAGCGGCGTCTTGGCGAAGCGGCTGGAGATCAGGACCGTCCGCAGCTTGCCGGACAGCTCCCCGACCTTGGCCTCCAGGGCGGCCTTCTCGGCCTCGCTGGCCTCGGTGTGCGTCTTCAGGCGGTTGGCGATCACGTCGTCCAGCTTGCCCGCCTCGGCGAGGGTCTTCTCGTCCAGGTTGACCGCGAGCTTCAGCTTCTTCGCCGCGGCCTCCAGCTGCTCCTCGCCCGACCCGAACCGCTTCAGGCTGGTGCGGAGCTGCTCGTTCTCCCGCTTGGCCTCGTCGCGCTCGCCGCGAATCGTCGCCAGGCTCGCGTGGACCGCCGCCGCGTTGAACGAGACTTCCTCTCCGTCGATGATGTAGACGGGCTCGCCGTCCTTCAGCACCACGTTGCCAGCCTCGTCCACCTTGAGCTTCACCATGATCGCTGCTCCTCTGGGTTCCGGCGTCGCGCCGGTCGCGGCATCGCGCCGCTGCCTGCTGTGATGGGTCGGGCGTCGCGCCCGCTGCGTGGAAGTGTACTCAGTCCTGCGCCGGCGTCAAGCGCGGTCACTCTTTGATAGCAGACAAGGCTGATCCGCGATAGGCGAGAAGAAGCGCCTCAAGGAACGCCTCACCATCTTCAGGACCAACAAGGTCGTCATCCGATGGGCCAATCGGTTCGGAGGCGATCTCCTTGATCCATTCACTGCCGCTCGCCACCACCTTGCCACTCTCGTCGATCCAGACGCGGCCGATGAGCTTCTTTGAAACCTCTCGAGTCGAGTAGAACGCAACAATCATTTCGCCAACCTCCTTGGCTGTGCAGGCCCGTCGAAGCCAACTTTGAAATACTCCTCAAGCGCCTTCCAGTCTCCGTTCTTGATCGCCTTTCTTAGCTTGGCGAGCCGCTCGAGCGCGGCTCTCTTCACTGAAAGGCTCAACCTCGCCGAGTCGATAAGCTCATCCAGTTCTGGATTAGAAAGCCGCGACAACCACAAGCTCTGCTCTGCACTCGTCATCGCGGTTTGCTCTAAAAATCCGCCCCACCAACTGGCCGAGATGTCCTGCCGGCGACGAGCGCCTGGAGCCATCATCGTCAGGCCGTTGTCGATGGCTGCAATTCTCTTCGTCGCCCTTGTGTACATCAGGTTACCAGCGTGGCGATCCCCATTCCCTAGCAGGGCGTCGAGAATTGAAAGCTCGAATTTCTGCTCGCGGCTCACCTTGACGCCAAGAGGAGAGCGCCTCGCTTCGCCCCACATCTGCGCTTTCTTTCCTGCGTCGAGCTGCACAGATCCGGCGATCCCATAATGTTCCCTGAACACCGTCTTCGGAACGAGATCAATTCCGAGCGCATCGTTGATCTTTGAAGCAAGAACTTCGCGGTCGGCCTGTGTACCTCCGGCCCCCTTCAAGAAACGCGCTGCATGTCCGTCGTCGTCCATCGCCGGCTTCCAATAGCCAATCGTTTCATTTTTTCCTCTATATGAGTCAAGGAATAACCTCTCAGTGGGATTAGGGAATCAACAGCGACTTTCTCTGATCTCAACACCGACCCATCTCTGAGAATGTCCTCGATGGTCTGTTGGGGCAGGTTCACTACCTGCTTCACCGCCTTCGCTGCATCGTCCGCTGCCTGCTTCGCTGCCTTCGCTGCATCATTCGCCACCTGCTTTGCCAGCCTCTTCAGCGCCGGCCCGCCCTTGAGCACGGCCTGCGTCGCCAGTCTGCCGGGATCGGCGAGCTGAAGCTGCGACAGATTCAGGAAGTCGCCATTGGCGTTGAACAGATCCTTGAACTTGATCTCGCCGGCCATGAAGGCCGCCGCGCGCTTCTTCCCGAGCACGTTCTCGACCAGCGGCAGCCGGCCCTGGTCGCGCATGTGGCCGAGCCACTCGCCGAACGTCTGATTGCTCGGCACCATGCCGTCGAGCGCCGCGCGCTGCTCGCCGGTGACCTCGCGCGCGTCGATGCCCAGCTCCTTCCAGGTTGCCAGCACCGGCACGGACGTCGAGCGGCAGTTCCAGTGCAGCGCGCCGG